TATCAAACACAGCTAACTATGCTATTGATATTGTAGGAACACTAAGTGAACCTACAGGCAATACACTAACAGATGATAATGACATGGAATATCCTGAGATGCAAGACTTAGATGGTTGGCATGTGAATATCCGTTTAATAGGTGATGAAGTCAGAGAAGCTGTAGAAGCACTAAATGAAACACACGGGGTCACTCCAAGTACACCTAAAAGAATTTGGTTATAAGGAAACAATATGCATACAAAAACTTGTACAAAATGTGGACATGTTTGTCATTGTGACAAAGTAACCTGTCCTGAGTGTGTTAATGATATATGTGGACATTGCGATTGTGAATCTAAAACTTTAGCTGAATATGAAGCAAAGATATGGCCATGGCAGGATAGTGGTGCAGAACAAATGCTATGAATCTTTGTACAGAAGAAATAGCATGGGCGACAACTGCTCCTGAGGACTTATGGATATTCGATAAACTTATACTAGCAAGACATCTTGGTTATACTTGTGGTCCAGTAGGAACTAGAGTTTCGCAATCAGATTACTATATTGTAAGACCTTGTGTAAATGCTATAGGACTTGGGCTTGGTGCTCAAAAACACTACATTAAAGATTTTACAGATCACTTAACACTAGGACATTTTTGGTGTGAAATATTTGAAGGCAATCATATTAGTGTAGATTATCTTAACGGCGAACAAGTACTAGCAGTACAAGGACATAAAAATCCAGCAACATATACACAATGGGATCGTTGGGTAAAAGTAGATGTTCAAATACCATTACCTAGTTGTTTAGATTATATTAAAAATAAATACAGTAAGATAAACGCAGAGTACATAGGCGGTAATCTAATAGAATTACATCTGAGACATAATCCAGATTTCCCTGACGGGCAAACTGAGTACATACCTGTATGGCAAGGACAAGACCAAACTCCGCCAGATGGATACAGATATGTAGATGATCCAGATGTTCATGGACGCATAGGAGCGTTTATAAAATAAATACACATACATAAAACAAGGATTTGTAAAATGGCACTAGAAGATTTTGAATTTGAATTTACAGAAGAAATGGTAATCGAAATGCTTCGCGGAAACGAAGAAGCAGAAGATTGGTATGACGCAATGTGTGAAATACTTCCACTATGGGAAGTAGATACACCAGAACGTGTAGCAATGTTTATCGCACAGTGCGGACATGAGTCTAATAACTTTAAAGTACTAAGCGAAAATTTAAACTATAGTGCAAAAGCACTTAATGCAATTTTTCCGAAATATTTCGAAAGGGCAGGTAGAGATGCAGAACCTTATCACAGAAAGCCTAGAAAAATTGCGAATGTTATATACGCAAATAGAATGGACAACGGCGACACCGATTCAGGCGATGGTTGGACATTTAGGGGCGGTGGCATTCTACAACTTACAGGACGTTACAATTATACAAAGTTCGGTCAAGATGTCGAAATGTCCCCAGAAGCGGCAGTAGAGTATGTACGCACGAAAAAAGGCGCACTAGACAGTGCTTGTTGGTTCTGGGATACAAACGACTTAAACAAGTATTGCGACAGTCGTGATGTTAAAGGTGCTACGAAGCGTATTAACGGTGGATACATTGGTCTTGAAGATCGTGAGAAGCATTACAAACACGCAATGGAAGTGTTAGGCGGACATTGGGCTCCAAGTAAAATGGTATACGAAACTATTCGTGTAGGGTCAAGAGGACCGACAGTTAGAGCAGTACAAGAAGAATTAGAAATCGGGGCAGATGGTGTTTTTGGTAGAGGTACTGAAGCACACATTAAGCACTGGCAAGAAGAGAATGGACTTACACCAGACGGTGTTATGGGTCCAGTTAGTCTTGCAATGATGTTTGGAGAATAGAATGGCTGAAGAAGTAGACGATAAAGGTAAAATGGAAATACAACTACGTGTATTAGGTAACGAATTAGTTGCTATAAAGATGTCAGTTGATGATTTTAAAATGAAATGGTTACTAATTGGAGTAATTAGTATTGTAGCATTAGGATGGGCCGCAGGTAGCTTTGGTCCAGAATTGATAAACATGTTTGGAGAGTAACATGGATATGGCTCATTATTTAACAGTATATAAACGTCATGAAGCGGAACATACTAGTACTAATGAGCGAAACAACTATTGGAGGAGATATAACGATGAGTTGGTTAAAGAACAGACTAAAAGAGAGAACGACACTTGATGGTGTTGTACTAGTAGCTTCAGGTATAGCAATGATATTGGTACCTGTAAACTTAATTGCGTATGCTATGATTGCTTACGGAGCATGGACTATTTGGAAATCTGAATAGTATGTGGGATATTGTTAGTGACATGGCCACCAATCGTTTGTGGATTTACACAAGTATAGGTGGCAGTATATTAGGTGCGATCTGTTTAGCGTACTTGAGTACTACTAGAGCTGGACTTTGGTTTTATGCCAAAGTAGATAATGGAATGGACTATCTTGTTAAGCGTTATGGTTGGACTTGGTTAGAACAACCAGAAGATGCATGGCGTAAAAAGTACCCAAAAATAACAGCAAAAATAGATGCGATAGAACAAAGACTAAAGGAACTAGAAAAATAATGTTTAGTAAACAATGTAACGCACACTTAAATGAAGTTAATGAAACAAAGCTAACACATATGTGGCTAGCATTAAAGACAGCAGTTAAACTACAACTCTTGGTGCCAGCACTAATTATACATAGTATTGCGCCAAGATGCTTTACTCACACCGCAAGTAATGTTATAAATGGTATATTAAACACTCGTAAAAAGACTTGACAACCTAACAAATCTAACATATAGTAGTAGGATAACAAGCTAAAGGAGATGAATATGTCACGAGCATTTAGTGATAGTGAAATTACGAAACTTAAACAAATTATTAACGAGGGTATCCAAGTAACATCAGAGGTGGAAACACTTAAAGGTGGACTTAAAGATACTGTTACCGCAGTTGCGGAAGAGCTAGATATGAAGCCAGCAACTATTAACAAAGCAATACGTATTGCTTACAAACAAGAGTTCGCAAAAGTATCAGACGATTTCAGCGAATTGGAAGAACTATTGGCGGCTGTCGGCAAAGGACATTAATGTGCTAGACTTAAAAGTTATTGAAGTCCAACACTATACAGATAAACTTTTTAGAATTAGAACAGAACGACCTCGCAGTTATAGATTTACTGCGGGGGAGTTCGTTATGATTGGATTAGAAGATGCTCCAAGCAGAGCGTATAGTATTACTAGTGGTCCATATGACGACTACATAGAGTTTTATAGTATCAAAGTACAGGACGGTCCACTAACAAGTAAACTACAACATATTGAAGTAGGCGATAATATTCGTGTAGGTGAGAAGCCAACAGGCACACTTATACTTGCTAACTTAGAACTAGGTGGACATCTAGTAATGATGGCAAGTGGTACTGGTATTGCTCCGTTTATTAGTTTATTGCGTGAACCAGAAACATACGACTTATTTGATAACATTACAGTAACATGGACAACAAGGCTACATGCTGAACAGGACTGTTACCGAGACTTCTTGAATGAGATGCCCGTTGAATATATTAGCACAGTTACACAAGAGCCTGCTGAACTACATGGACGTATACAAAAGTTTATGGCAGACGGCACAGTACAGATTGACAATCCTGTAGAACAACGTATAATGTTATGTGGAAGTGTAGAATTTAACAATGATTTAAAAGAACACTTTAACAGCCTCGGATTTAACGAAGGCAACAAGCGTACACAAGGAACGTTTGTACAAGAAAGGGCATTTGTCGGCTAATGTATGTAGACGCTTACTTCGATCAAAACAAAGATATTATACACGTTACTGAACGTGATGAAAAAGGACGGCGGGTATACCGTGAGTATCCTGCTAGCTATGGATTTTATTATAAGGATCAGCGTGGAAAATACGACAGTATTTTTGGTGACAAACTATCACGCTATGCTACAACTAATGGCAGAGCGTTTAAAAAAGAAAAGAAGATGTACGGCGGACAGAAACTTTTTGAAAGTGATGTAAACCGCACGTTTAAGTGTTTAGCAGACAACTACTTAGGTAAAGATACTCCTAACTTAAACTTAGCCTTTTTTGATATTGAGGTTGACTTTGATAAAGATGTAGGGTTTGCTCCGCCTGAGGATCCGTTTAACGCTATTACAGCAATCGCAGTTCATCTTAGTTGGCTTAAAACTACAGTATGTTTGGTGTGTAAGCCAGATACACTTAGTCGTGAAGATGCGTCAGAGATATGTAGTCGCTTTCCAGACACTATGTTAATGGATACTGAAGAAGAACTACTAAAAACTTTCCTTGAATTAATTGATGATGCGGATGTAATGAGTGGATGGAACAGCGAAGGCTTCGACATTCCATACACAGTAAACCGTATTTCCAGAACAATTGGTAAAGAGTATACTAAAAAGTTTTGCTTATGGGACCAGTATCCCAAGCGGCGAGAGTTTGAGAAGTATGGTAAAGCACAAGAGACGTTTGATACAATTGGACGCCTACACTTGGATTACATGGCACTGTATCAAAAGTATACATATCATGAAATGCACAGTTATAGTTTGGATGCTATTGGCGAGTATGAACTTAACGAGCGCAAAATTGAGTATAAAGGTACTCTGGATCAGCTATATAACAATGACTTCCATACGTTTATTGATTACAACAGACAAGACGTTGAGCTATTAGTTAAGCTAGATGCCAAGCTACAGTTTATTGACTTAGCAAACGTTATTGCGCACGATAACACAGTATTGATACAAACAACAATGGGTGCTGTTGCTGTTACTGACCAAGCTATTATTAATGAAGCACACCATCGTGGACTTATTGTTCCTGATAAAGTGCGTGATAAAGTACAAAAGCATTATCCACAATCAACACAAGCCGCAGGTGCTTACGTTGCTACTCCAGTAAGAGGTAGACATGAATGGATTGGCAGTATGGACTTGAACAGTCTGTATCCAAGTATCCTACGTAGCCTTAACTTGAGTACAGAGACTATTGTAGGACAAGTTAGACACACATTAACTGTACCACTACTACAGGAATACAAATGGGAAGCTGCAAGAGCATGGGAAGGCAAGTTTGCTTGTCCAGAGTATGAACTTGTAATGGCAAAAGATACTGAAACGCAGTTGTGGATTGACTTTGAGAACGGCGAAGAACTAATGGCTACTGGTGCTGAAATATACAGCATTATCTTTGAGAGCGATCAGCCTTGGGTTATTAGTAGTAATGCTACTATTATTAGACAAGACAAAAAAGGTATCATTCCTGGCTTGCTAGAGCGTTGGTATGCTGAACGTAAAGTTATGCAGAAAGAAGCTAGAGCTGTACAAGGCAAAGATGATGCCAAGTTTGGCTATTGGGATAAACGTCAGCTAGTTAAAAAGATTAACTTGAACAGTTTGTATGGTGCGTTACTTAACCAAGGATCACGTTTTAATGATCCACGTATGGGACAATCAACAACACTAACAGGACGTACTATTGCTAGACACATGGGTGCTAGTGTTAATGAACTGTTTACTGGAGAATATAATCACGTAGGCGATACAATTGTTTATGGCGATACTGATAGTATCTACTTTAGTGCTTACCCTATATTTAAAGACAAGATTGAAAGCGGCGAGTTTGAGTGGAATAAAGATAAGGTTACTGAACTTTATGACACTGTATGCGATCAAGCAAACACAACGTTTCCTGGATACATGGCACAAGCACATAATGTACTTGACCCTGCGCAAGGTGAGATTATTGCCGCCGCTCGTGAAATGGTTGCCTTGTCTGGTATCTTTATTAAAAAGAAACGTTATGCTATCCTAGTATATGATAACGAGGGCTATAGAGAAGACAAAGACGACAAGCCAGGTAAGATTAAAGCCATGGGCTTGGACTTAAAGCGTAGTGATACGCCGCCGTTTATGCAAGAATTTTTAAGCGAGTTATTGTTAAAAACACTAACAGGAACAACTGATGAAGACTTAATTACTCGTATTATTGAATTTCGTCAAGAGTTTAGACAAAAGGATCCTTGGTTAATTGGTACACCTAAACGTGTTAACAAACTTACACACTATACTGGTCTTGAGTGGAAAAAGGGCGTGTACACTGGTAAAGCAAACATGCCTGGACACGTAAGAGCCGCAATCAACTACAATAGACTCAAGGGAATTAACAACGATAAATACAGTCCAGACATTGTTGATGGTATGAAAACTATTGTCTGTAAACTGAAACCGAATCCAATGGGATTCACTAGCATAGGATACCCTACAGATTCACTAGTCCCTCCAGACTGGTTCAAAGAACTTCCGTTTGACGTAGATCTCATGGAAGAAACAATTATCACTAAAAAGATTGATAACTTACTTGGTGTACTACCAATTGACTTATCAAAAGCAGAGGACAAGACTACATTTGAGAGTCTGTTTGATTTTGGATGAAAACAAGTTTAGATTTACATGGAAAACATATACATGAAGCGTGGAAAAGTGTTGACAGATTCATAAGTGAGTGTTATTATAGTAATATTAAACGTTGTGAAGTAATATGTGGTCAAGGCTTAATTCGTAACGAAATAGAAACTTGGTTACATCTAAATAAACATGTGCGAGAATATAGATTTAATATCCGCACACAAGGCAGTTATAACGTAATACTAAAGAAAAGGAAAACAGTATGAGAGACTATCTTCTCGACATCGTAAAGCATACCCGTAACGTAGGTAATATTGACGCAGTAAAGGTTACTGACGGAAGTGTTATTGAAGCTAAGGATGACGACAACAAAGTAATTGTAAAGGCAACTTACAAAACCGCACGTAGCGAATTGGCTGGTGTAATTGGATTGCCAAACTTGGATAAACTAAACGTTATCCTTAACATTTCTGAATATGCGGAAAACGCAAACATCAGTGTTGAGATGCGTGAGCGTAATGGTGAAGAAGTACCATTTACTATGAAGTTTGTAAACGCAGGTGGTGATTTTAAAAATGACTTCCGCTTTATGAGCAAAGAACTTATTACACAACGTATTCCAGAAGTACGGTTTAAAGGTGCTAATTGGGACGTAGAAGTTGCTCCACATAGTGCTAGTGTAGCACGATTTAAGATGCAAGCACAAGCAAACAGTGAAGAGAATGTCTTTATTGCGAAAACAGATGGTGATTCACTAAAGTTTTATTTTGGTGATGACAGTGGACACACTGGTAACTTTACATTTGAAGCTAGTGTATCTGGTGAGCTTAAACAAAGCTGGAAATATCCAGTTGCTGAAGTACAAAGTGTACTAAATCTTAATGGTGATATCACTATGCGATTTAGTGACGCAGGTGCGTTAAAGATTGATGTAGACAACGGCATGGCTGTGTACGAATACATCTTCCCGGCACAAAGCTAATGCGAGTTGGGTTTACGTGTAGTGTATTTGACTTGCTTCACGCAGGGCATATCGCTATGTTACGTGAAGCTAAAGAGCATTGTGAATATCTAATAGTTGGATTACAAACTGATCCAACTATTGATAGACCGGATCAAAAAAATACACCAGTACAAAGTTTAGTTGAACGACATTTACAACTAAGCGCAGTTAAGTATGTAGATGAAATTATCACATATCAGACTGAACAAGACTTGATTGATATTCTAAATATGTATAATATAAATGTACGCATGTTAGGTGATGAATATCGAGAAAAGGATTTCACTGGCAAGGAAACTTGTCGTAAACGAGGTATTGAACTTCACTTCAATAGAAGAGATCATAGGTTCAGTACAAGTGATTTAAGGGAAAGGGTGGAAAATGCCCCCAAAAATCGAACACCGGTTAAAAAGTTTAGAAAGTAAGCACAAAGAGCTTGACAAACAGATAGATCAGTTGTATAAACATACTAGTGCTGAACTTAGTATTAAAAAACTTAAGAAAGAAAAACTGCTCCTAAAACAGGAGATAGTAAAACTAACTAACCAATTAGGAGAACATAATGGTTAAAAAAATACGTGTAATTGAAGATTCGTCAGTAATTCCTGATGAAATGACTGATGCGGCATTTCGAACACAGGTGATGGAACTTGCAAAAGCTGTAGATTGGAAACTCTGGGAGTTGTTGCAAACTATTCAACGTCTTGAAAAGAAAATCGACGTTTCAGAAAATGACGACTAATCGTGAAGGTTATTATGATTATATGCTTAGGCGTATGAGAGAAGAGGATGCTAAGATGAAGAAATCAAGCACTAACATTTGGGTAACATTCCGCAAAGAAGGTTTACACAAATATCCAGCAGCACTAGATGACCCTAAGTTGGCAACTGGTGATGAACAAGATGTAAGTTTCCTAGGATACATACATCGACATATTTTCCACTTTAAGGTAGAACTTGAAGTATTTCATGACGATCGAGATGTTGAATTTATCCAATTCAAAAGATGGTTGGAAAGCCTCTATGCAGACGGAACTCTGCAACTTGATTTTAAATCCTGTGAGATGATTTGTGATGATCTTGCAGATACAATTAACACAAAATATCCCAACCGCAAAATGACAATCACTATTAGTGAGGATGGGGAAAATGGAGCAACGTGTAGCTATGTATAGTCTAGGCACAAATATCCGTGAACTTCGCCAAGGGCGAGTAAGCGTTAACGACATCAAATGGGATCTTATTAAGATTATCGAACCATATGATGGTATTCTTGCAACCAATGACGGAAGTGAACGAACTGTTCGCCGTCTATTTACAACGTATTTGAATGATCTTAGATACGTAGGTCTAATTAATGACTTTAACATCTATAGTAATATCCGTGATAACGCTATTACATATGACGTAAGTATCAAAATGTCACAAGAACGTAGTGATAAGAAACTAAAGATTCATGTAGGTGTGTATCAGAAACGAGCAGCATAATATGTCAACTCGTGTAAACCTAACAGAACGTAACAAGGACTACGCAGTATTTTTGCCTAGTATTAGTACGTTCTACAATAACTTTATCGCAAAACAAAAAGCTGATCCTAACTATGTGCCTGCTGATCGTATGCCAGCAGGTTTTGAAACTGGTATGGAAGGCATGAACTTTCTCAACGAGAAGGATGCCTACTATAGTTATAAGTGGGGGTTATACTCCGCAGGTCATGCTCAACTTAATCTAGATAAAGCTAATGAATCAGACGCAATGGTACAAGGCCGTGATCGTGACAAAACATTTATGCTTTGTGACAGTGGCGGCTTTCAGATTATTAAAGGTGTTATCCAATGCGATTGGGATAACTTTAAAACTGATGATAGTTTGCGGCAGAAGATCTTAAACTGGTTGGAACACACAGGTGATTATAGTATGATCCTGGATATTCCAACACTAGCGGCAGATCCTACATTTACAGAGCGCACAGGTATTTCATCATTTAATGAATGTTTAGAGTACACTGACTTTAATGTAAACTGGTTTAAGAAAAACCGCAAATACCAGACAAAGTATCTTAATGTTATGCAAGGGCGCAATTGGGCTGAAGCAGAACACTGGTACGAGAGTATGAAACATCATGATCTTGAAGGCTTTGCTTTTGGTGGTAGTGCTAAGAACGATATTAATATTGTACTACGTACACTTATTAAGATGCGTGATGACCAGCAACTAGAGCGTGGTAAACGTGATGTGTTACACTACTTGGGTATTGGTAGACTGGAATGGGCAGCAGCGTATACAGCAATCCAACGCAGTTTACGTGAGCATGTTAACGAAGACATCAATGTTATGTTTGACTGTGCGAGTCCTTTCTTAGCAACAGCAAATGGTACAATGTACACACAACACGTACATAAGAATGACCGCTTTGGTTATGTTATGGACAAAGCAATGGACAGTAAAAACCTAGCTGGTAGCACACAACAGTTTCCGTTTGGTAGTCCAATTGGTGAAAGACTTAACTTGGGTGACATTTGTCACTATGCGCCAGGTATGCTGAATAAGATTGGCAAAGAAGGCAAGACAAGTTGGGATAGTTTTAGTTATATGCTACTAATGTCGCACAATGTGTACAGTCATATTGAAAGTGTACAACGTGCTAACGCACTAACTGATATGGTAAATGCTACTGTAAGTACAGACTACAGACAATGGCGTAAACTAAAAGCAACTAGTAAAGATGAAGTGTTTAGTCCATATGTGCCACGTAACATTGTTTACATGACACAATTTATTGATCAACTGTTCCGCAGTGAGACACCTATGACAATGCTGGATGAAGCAGAGTCAATGCTTGCTAACTTCAGTGGTCAGAAATTACAAACATCAAGCGCAGGTAGTTTTAATAACTTATTTGAAGTAGATGATGTAGTATCAGAAGAGTCAAATGAAATGTCAGCTGAACAAGAAGCTGAAGCAATTGACTTCTTGGAATCAATGGAGAGTACTGTATGAAAATTGTAGTTGTATCTGGTGGATTTGATCCATTACATTCAGGACATATCGCATACTTTAAGTCAGCTAGAAAACTTGGAGACAAACTTGTAGTTGCTGTTAACTCAGATGAGTGGCTTACCCGTAAAAAGGGTAGGCCATTTATGCCTTTCCATGAACGTTGTAATATTATTGAAGAGCTATCTTGTGTTGATCAAGTGATTGGATTTAACGACGATGACGATACAGCATGTAACGCAATCTTTCAAATACTATCTACTAAAACAAGAAGTGACACTGTAATCTTTGCCAATGGCGGGGATCGCACTTCAGACAATATTCCAGAAATGGTTTATGATGAAGTTGAATTTGCTTTTGGTGTTGGTGGAGAAGACAAAAAGAATAGTAGTAGTTGGATCCTTAAAGAGTGGAGTCAGCCTACAACACAACGTGCTTGGGGTAGTTATACAGTGTTACATAATGGTCCAGGTTGGGCTGTTAAAGAACTAGCATTTGGTACTGAAACGCCACTAAGCGATCAGCGACACTTTATACGTAGTGAACACTGGCATGTAGTTGAAGGCGATATACGTATGGATTTAGAGTTTGACAATGGCGACAAATCAAGTATACTGTATACATCAGGACAAAGTATTGATATTCCTGTACACACTTGGCACAAAGCAACTAATGTTGGCAAGGGTGTCGCAAAAGTAATTGAAGTATGGATGGGTAATGAACTATCCGAACTTGATATTGAAAGAAGAGACTAATGAACACAATTTATATTATACCGATAGAACCGATTGACCAACGTTATTCTAAGCAATGGTATGATAATATTCCACTAGTACTGGAACAGCAGATAGCTGAACGTAATTTAAATTATCATGTAGTAACAATTGATGGCGAGGACTTTAAACCTGATGTGCGAACAGAAGGTGCGTTCCTTGACTTTGGTGCTACTAACGTATACAAATCAACACAGACTACAGCGGTAAGTAAGCTCTTTAGTAATGGCAAAGTTCGAGCAGGTGATAAGTTTCTGATAACTGATGCGTGGAACTTTATTATTACTCCTATCAAATACATGAGTGACTTACTAGATATTCCAGTAGAGATACACAGCATTTGGCATGCCGGAGCATACGATCCTAGTGACATACTTGGATATAAGATGCAACCAGACTGGCCTAACCATGTTGAGAAGAGCTGGTATCATAGTAGTGATTATAATTACTATGCTACAGACTTCCACAAAGACATGTTCTTACGTAACTTAAATATTCCGCAAGGTAATTATAATAAAGCTATTCGTAGTGGACAACCACACGAGCTCATTGTTGATAACTTAACGCAGTATCAAACTACAGCTAAAACAAATACAGTTATGTGGCCACATCGTTATAACGATGATAAACAACCAGCAATTGCTGAAGACTTATCTAACGACTTTGCCATGGTCATTACACAAAAAATGAACCTTGACAAATCTGAATATTATGCTAAGATGGGAGGGTGTAAAGCAATTTTTAGTTGTGCTTTACATGAAAACCTAGGCATTAGTGTAATGGAAGCAGTACTAACAGGTGCTATTCCAATCGTGCCGGATCGCTGTAGTTACAGCGAAATGTATCTGCCAGAGTTTAAATATCCAAGTGAGTGGACTAAAGACTATGTAGCATATGTGGAAAATAGAACACAGCTAGTAGCCTTTATCCAAGATAAACTAGATAACTTTGATCAGTATACAGAAAAACTAGAAGAACAACGTAACATTCTTATTAGAGATTATCTAAATAGTAGTGTTATGATCGACAACATATTAAAATAAAGGAACATAGTATATGACAAAGACTTCCGAAATTAAACAACGTTTGTTAGAAGCAAACATTCGGCATTGGGCAGGCGACAACATCAGTAAAGTATTGCGCAAAGGCGACAAAGAAGAACTGATTGAAGACGCAACTGTAGCATTTGAAAGCGTATTAGATGCGCTGCTAATTGATCGTGAGAATGATCCTAATTCAAAAGGCACAGCTAAACGTTTAGCAAAAATGTATTTTAATGAACTAATGGCTGGGCGTTATGAGACTATGCCGCCAGCAACAGCATTTCCTAATGACAGTGATGATCGCTATGAAGGTATGTTAGTAGTACGCAGTGAACTTAAAAGTATGTGTTCACATCATCATCAGCCTGTGAGTGGTGTAGCGTATATAGGTATTATTGCTGCTGATAAACTTATTGGACTATCTAAATATACTCGTATAGCGCAATGGTGCGCACGTCGAGGTACACTACAAGAAGAGTTGGCGACAGATATTGCTCGTGAAATAATGACAGCAACTGGCAGTAAAGATGTAGGCGTTTATATCCAAGCCACACATGGTTGTTGTGAGAACCGTGGTATTATGGCACACAGTAGTCTTACACAGACAACTGTACTCAAAGGCAGCTTTCACAGCGACCCAGGATGTAAACAAGAGTTTTTTGATAATATTAAACTTCAGCAACAATTTGCTCCGAGATAATGAGCAAGGCTCCTTATACTCTACCAGTAAAGTATACTGAATGTACGCCACATCATCGCAGGAAGATCCGTGAGCAGTATATACAAGAACAAGATGGGAAGTGTTATTGGTGCCAGGAGTCATTACTTAGTAATGCTCCATCACACATAACAGAAAAGAAGATTAACTGGCGACTCTTCCCTCCTGGCTTTCTAAAAAATCCTATTCATTTACAACATGATCACATTTCTGACTTGACAGAGGGAGCAGTACATGCTATATGTAATGCAGTAATGTGGCAATACCACGGGAGATAACATGATTAAAAAACACTATTATAGCTGGACTGACGTTGAACGTATGTGCGTAAGCATTGTTAATCAAATGTACACCGACAATTGGCGTCCTGATTACATTGTAGGACTCACAAGAGGCGGCAATGTACCTGCTACTATTATTAGTAATATGACTGGCATACGTTGCGAAGCACTTAAAGTAAGTTTACGTGATGACGGTAGAGATATGGGTCCAGAAAGTAATCTTTGGATGGCAGAAGATGCATTTGGATACGACGAATATAAATTACGTGACTATCAAGCAGACATCCAAGCAAGTGCTGGCGAAGAAATTACCCAATTTCCCATTAACGGAAAAAATATTTTAATTATAGACGACATTAACGATACTGGTGCTACATTTAACTGGATTATAGATGACTGGGAATCAAGTTGTTTACCAGGCAATGATCGTTGGCAATCAGTTTGGGGACAAAACGTAAGATTTGCCACACTAACAGATAACTTAGCTAGTGAATTTAGAGGGCAATGTGCTTATACTTGTCATGAAATTAATAAAGCAGAAGAGGATGTTTGGTTAGTATATCCCTGGGAGAATGTTGCTGATTATGAATAAACCGTGGACTGACGTACTAATAGATACTAAAGATTTTACAGTCTACAAAGACGGATTTCCTGTTACAGAAGGACATATTCTTTTTGTCCCAAAAGAACAAAGTTGGCAGGATTTAAGTAAATGTTTCGAAGCCGCATATAAATGGGGCTACGATTGGGTTGACCGTGGATATTGTGATGCGTTCAACATAGGACAAAATGTAGGTGAGGCCGCAGGACAAACTGTTGCTTATCCACACATCCATCTCATTCCAAGAAGAACGGGTGATATGGAAGACCCCAGTGGCGGTGTACGTCACGTAATACCAGAGAAAGGAAACTACAATGGCTAAGGCAGAAAAAACAGAAGAAGACGCAAGATTAGTAAAAGAATTTTTAGCTAAAAAAGGTAATAAAGTAACTGTGTTACCAGCACACGCAAGAACAGATCCAGATGATATAGTGTATACTTTTAAAGTAGGCAAGCGTGGAAGACCAGCAGCAAATCCTCCAGCAAAGGACAAGTAACATGTCGTTTGAATGGAATAAAATACACAAGTATGAAGATAACTTTGAACGTGAAATTATTGAATCAGTAGATGAATATGTTTTCGAATACTATGGTGTAGAAGAACTAGAACAACTTACTGACAGTCAAGTTTCTGAAATTGAAATATTCGCATCAGAACTAAATGAATATAGTGTTATGCAAATAGGTATAAACAATCTAATGATGCGATATGAAGATGTAAAATACGATCGGGAGACTATCAATGACTAAGAAATATTATATACGTGGCAGTAACTATGGTGGCGAACATACTATTGGTACAGTAACACCAGAATTTGTTACTTACTGGCAAGGCCGTGATGAAGATGAGCTTTTAGATCATTTGATAGCTCTTGAAGAAGGCGACGAAGCTGGTGCTGAAGAAGGGTTTGATCCAGACAGTCCTAGCATTTTACCAGATGACGAATACTACGAAAGATGGCATGACGTTGAAGATATTCATCACCACACTAGCAGTAACGGTAATGAACTAATGGCGTTTGAAATTGAAAAAATAACTGAATATGGTGCTGTTGAGTATGAATGGGAAAATCGTATTGAGATAGATCCACATTGTTTGTATTCACGTGAAGTATATACACAAGAAGAACCGCAAGATGGCAATCCAGATGACAACAGTGTTCCTGTGCTAAATTTTTATAGCTCAGAAAAAGGAGATTTTGGCGGATGGATTGTAGAACTAAAAGATGGTGAAGAATTTAATCCAAAGTTAGTCGCAGTTTCAGTGTGTGAAACAGATCACGGCGAGATGGTTGAACGTTTGTGGTATAATAAAGAAGAACTGGAATGTAATTATGACCACGTTGATAGTCGTGGTAAAGGTTACTATGCTAGCGTAGCTTGGTTTAACAAACGTTGGGAAGACGGCGGCATCAATGAGTTGACTGACAAAGAAATGTGGGACGAATGTTGGGAATACTATGACGAGGAAATCGAAGAAACAAAAGAATCATCATAGTATACGTATAAATAATAACATGAGATATACACAATTTAAACCCAATACTATTAACGAAGGCGGCAAAAGCGACGGTATTAGAAACAATACTGAACTAGGAGTACTAGTAGCATTTGCTGGTATTACGTCAGGCGATGCTAACCCTACTAAGCAAGCATTTGATAATGGTGATTATGATTCAGCATTAAGCAATCCAGCAAGTGTAAAAAGTCAAGTTAATCAACACTTAACTGACGAAGTATACGACGAAGCAATGTTTGACAGATGGATTGGTATTGGTAAGACCATGTATGCTAGAGTAGTTGCTGATATTGGTAGTACAGGCAGAGGCGAAGTGCCTACACAGTTTAATTGGGTAGGTGGAGCGAACGCTGGGCCTGTTGCTGATATAGAATTTATGGATAATAGAATATCAGGTATATCACTTAAAGCAGAGTCGGGTATTACACTATCTAACTTATATCCTAAACACTTAGGGTTAGTAGGAGATAAAGGTATAGACATAGTTCAATTCTATTCTGAATTAGAAGGTGGCGGTAATGCTTTTATAGAGCTTAAACGTCAAGTTATGAATAAGGTTATGGCTGAAGCACAATCAAAGCCAGGCGAATCACTACAATATAAAAATTCATCACACAGTTCCATTACTTACAATCAAGAATCTAATACATATAATATTACTAGTAAAGATGGCAAAGATCGTAACAACTTATCTGCTGAAAACATACTTGAAGGTGCAGTTAAGAACGCAATATGGCAACGTGTATTTGGTGATTGGTTCCAAGAAAACTTCTCTGCTAGTGATGGTATAGTTAAAAAACTTATGCAACCTGTAGCAATAACAGTAGCAAAACAGTTTACTAGCATAATTAAAGAACATTTATCAAACGACGAAAACCTTAAAAGTGTATTACAAATCGAAGATGTTCCTTATTACTATGCTAACGATGAAAAATTATTCTTTGTTCCAGAGTTTAAAACTGGAATGTTAGAAGCAAAAGAAGTAACATATATGAACGCTGACGGAACAGGCCAACTATGGAAATTAACAGTTGGACCAAGAGAATCTGATATACAAGATAGTGCGTCAGTACAAATATACCTCCGTTGGAGAAACGGTTTATTTGCGTCAAATGCTACAGCAAGTGCCCAGAATTTAGCGAATCCTGAAGGCATGGCCTGGGTTCCAGTAGATTAATTCTAATATAAAAATATCTTGACAATTAAAAGTTATCGTAGTATAGTATTAATATACAAGGTGTCATAATGACTACAGGACAACAATGCTTAAACCAGTTAATGAAAATCTAGATAGTGTCACAATAACAGATGTGGAAGATCACAAACTGATTAGTAATGATGAACTAAATCGAGATCTTAAAAACTTAAAGAACTTTGATGCTGATGAAAATCGCAATAACTTTTATGGTAATCCTTTCCTATATCACTTTCAATTTAAAAACTTACTAAACTGTAAGCGTGAAAAAGGTAAAACTATTCATGAGCTATATGCTGATAAACCAGCATGGAAAAAACTTATAGATAGCGCACGTAAGCGTAACAGAGGCGGACGTACTGCCGCTGGTAATATTTTTGAGTGCTTTAGAATTAATCTTGGTAGCATTGTAATGTTTAAAAGTACAACAGCTAAGTATCTATACAAGAAGTATTCAGTTAAGAGTGTATTAGATCCTACAGCAGGTTGGGGCGGGCGTATGCTTGGTGCTTGGGCATTAGGCATTAACTACACTGGCATTGATACAAATACTAATATGAAATCAGCATATGATCGTATGATTAAATATCTTAGCGGCTATAGTGAATTTAACAATCCACTAATAGAAGAAGAACAATCTGGTAAATTAGAAATGATTTGGCAAAGCGCACTTGATGTAGACTTTAGTAAGTTAGATTATGACTTTGTATTAACAAGTCCTCCATATGTTAATCTAGAAATATATGAACACATGGAAGTATGGGATAGTGATGAAGCATTTTATAAAGGATTCTTTATTCCTATCTGGCAAAAGTGTGTTGATAATATACAAGCAGGAGGACATGTGTGCTTTAACATTAGTCCTAAAATGTATGATGATGCTGTGGCAAACGGACTACCAGTATGTGATGATGAAGAAGATTTAAAGCAACAACTGGGCCAACAAACAGGCAAAAAGAAACAAGACAAAATATATATTTGGAAATGTTGAAAGGAATTAAATTGACAAAAAAGTATACATATAGTAGAATAAGTGATAATAGCTGGATTATTGAAATTCAAGAGAACGGTGAAACAGAAACAAAAGAACTCTTTATAGAGTTTCCCCCTGATTCTCTTAATCAAATAGGATGGGGCGTAGGCGATACATTGATTTGGGAAGAATTAGAGCATGGCGGCTACAGTGTACGAAAGAAAGACGAAGATGAAACTTAGATATAGTGAAGCATTTTATAGCGTACAAGGTGAAGGTAAGTTTGTAGGAGTACCCAGTGTATTCCTACGCACCTTCGGTTGTAATTTTCGTTGTATGAACTTTGGACTTGGTCGTGACGAGCCTAGTCGTGCAGAGAAACATGAAGCAGGACAACGATACAATCAAGAAGTAAAAGACTTGCTAGATGATGGCATTGTTGAACGAACTGAAAAGTTTACAGACTTACCTATTATTCATACAGGTTGCGACACTTATGCTAGTATCTATCCCGAGTTTAAAGACTTTAACCGACTTGCAGAGATTGAAGAAGTAGTAGAACATCTGCTGTCGCTTACTCCAGAAGGCAAGTGGACAATGGATAACGGTCAGGATATCCATCTTATTATGACAGGTGGTGAGCCGTTGTTAGCGTGGCAACGACTTTACGTAGAGCTGTTCGAACATCCACGTATGAAGGATTTAAAAAATGTCACATTTGAAACAAACACTACACAAGTATTACACGACGACCTCTACAACTATCTCAATGACAGTGACAGAATTACAGTCACATGGAGTTGTAGCCCTAAACTTAGCGTTAGTGGAGAATCTTGGGAAGACGCTATCAAACCTGATGTTGCTCTTAATTATTCCACTGTTGCTGGCAGTGACATTTATTTTAAATTTGTTGTTGCTGATCGTGCAGACATTGAAGAAGCTGGGAGAGCTGTTCAAGCATATCGTGACATCGGCGTTGAGTGTCCAGTATATTGTATGCCGCTTGGAGGACGCTCGGAAGAGTATGTTCTCAATGTTCAAGAAGTCGCGCAAGTCTGTATGGAAAAAGGATGGCGATTCACCCCAAGATTGCATATTTCGCTATTCGGAAATGCCTGGGGGACTTAAAGAGAACGAACAATTGCGTAAAGCAATGCAAGCACCAATCAATTATGAGAAGATACGTAAACAACTGTAATGATCGACAAAATATACAAGTTCTGGAATATAAAGTCTGAATACATCTTTGGTGATGAGTTTACAGGATACGAAGACTTGTATCCAGAGTTTGATAAACACACGACAGAAACTTATGAACGAGATCCTGCTGGTACTATTGATGCTGTTTTTAATCTTTATCGTACAAGAGGTATTGTTCCTATTCTGTATTACACAGAAGTAGGACTTAAAAATGCTGTAAGCAACTTTAGTAATAAGTCATATACAAAAGTAGACGGCGATAGATTAGGGTTAGGCAACAATGCTGGACAAACTATTAATCGTTTTATCTTTACTAATATGCAAACAGCAGAACCTAAAGGGCGTGGAAGTAACAGTCTTAAAGATAGGTTCTTTGATGATGCCAAACTTAAACGTGCTATCCGTATTTGTTTTGAGTTTAGAGAAGGCAACAAACTATGCTATCCCACAGCAATGCGCCGAAGTTTAGAACTAGTTACAGGTGAAAATGTAACTAACTTCAAAGCACAAAATGCCAAAGCTATTGTTGAACGTTTATGCCCAGTTATTTGGGGTACAGTATATGATTATAGTTGTGGATATGGTGGAAGACTACTAGGAACAACCAGTAGTAACATGCGTTATAAGTATATTGGTACAGATCCTAATACAGAAACATATCATTACTTAAACTATTTAAATAGTATTATTGGCAGTAATGCTGAAATACACTGTGAAACATCACAAGACTTTCAACCAGAAGATATAGACTTAGCGTTTAGTAGCCCTCCTTACTTTAACTTGGAAAAGTATAGTGACGAGCCTACACAATGTATGGTACAATTTAACACACTGGACGAATGGTTTGAAGGCTATACTGTTCCAACTATGCGGCGTATATACGATGGACTTAACAGTGATGGTATATTTGCCACTAATATAGCAGACTATAAAACTACAAAAGACGAATTCAAGGTTGTAGATCGCTGGATTAGTACCGCAGAAAAACTTGGATTTAAACACAAAGAAACAATTAAGATGATGCTTAACACACGGCCTGGTGTTGGTAATGATAAACTAGCAGGTCGAGAAAAGTTTGAAGGCGTATACGTCTTTACAAAATAAAAAGGTTAATAAATGAACAACTATATTTTTACAAGCGAAAGTGTAAGTGATGGTCATCCAGACAAAGTAGCAGATCAGATATCTGATGCTCTTGTGGATGCTGGACTAGCTAACGGAGACGAGACAACTCGTGTTGCTGTTGAAACACTTGTAACCACTAACCACGTAACGTTAGCGGGTGAGGTAAAGAACTTTAATGTAAGCAAGGACGAAGTAAAACAAATCGTTCGTGATAAAGTTCGAGAAATTGGATACGAACAAGATGGATTCCATTGGGACAATTTAAATATCTATAATGAGATCCACGCACAAAGTGGAGACATTGCTCTAGGTACAGACGACTTTGGTGCAGGTGATCAAGGCTTGATGTTTGGATATGCTTGTAATCATACAGACAGTATGATGCCAGCACCTATCCATTACAGTCACGAAATTCTAAAGAACTTGAAAAGTAAACGTGGTGCTATACTAGGCCCAGATGCTAAAAGTCAAGTAAGCGTAGAGTATTATGGTGCAAGACGTGACGGTGTAATCAAACGCATTGACCAAGTTGTTATAAGTACACAGCATACACAAGGCAATGTGGAAGAAGCAAGACATATTTGTAAACTTGCCGCAATGGAAGAACTAGGAGACTTAGTCGATGAAAGAACTACATGGCATCTTAACCCTACTGGAAATTTCGTTATTGGTGGTCCTGACGGTGATGCTGGTGTTACTGGGCGAAAAATTATTGTTGATACTTATGGGGGTTTTGCTCCTCATGGTGGCGGTGCGTTTAGTGGCAAAGACCCAACAAAAGTCGACAGAAGTGCAGCCTACATGGCAAGATGGCTTGCGAAGAATGTAGTAGCAGACAGTATGGCAGACTGGTGTAATATTCAGCTGAGCTATGCTATTGGTGTTAAAGAACCCACAAGCATATATGTTGATTCAAATGGACACAATGCAAGTATTGCACGTTTTATTGAACGTGAGATTGATTTGACACCAAAAGGAATCATTGACAGATTTGATTTATTCAACTATACTAACTATAGCGAAAATTGCACATACGGACACTTTGGCGACAAAGATGTTCCATGGGAAAGGATTGGATGGTAATGAAAGATCCAACAGTAGCAGATATGGTTAAGGAACTTAATACACTTATTAAAGATCTTAACAAACTAAATATCAAATTGTATAAGCAAGGAGTAACCTATAGAATCGCTGATGGCTATAGTGAAGAAGTTAGTGCTAAACAAATTGAAATACAATATTTAAAACAAACGGTGGAGTATTAAAATGAAGCGGTGGGAAAGGATTGGATGGAATGTTTGATAAACTAAAAAACATCTTTAATAAAAGTAAAGAAGTAGAAACTAAAGAAAATGCTAAAGGCCCATGGGTCAAAGTAGTAGAAGTACACTTCAATAAAGACAACCCCACACAAGGTTATTTTGAGTTAGATTGGAACGATGACTTTGTTGGCCTACTAGGGGAAGCTGGTTATGCCGGCGCTAACCCAGAAGCAATTGTCGACTTATGGTTCAATGACTTATGTCGTAGTGTAGCATTGGATGCGACTGGTGAAGAATGAAATACGCAGTTAAAATAAGACTAAGTGATGCTGATTGGATTTATATAACCAAAGATACTGACCGCCATTGTTGGGACTTAGAACCTGAAACTTTTGCCAGTAAACTGGATGCTGAATATATTTGACAAGGCTGACAAAGGCGCTATAATGTATGGTATGTTCGGTGACTTTAATGTTTATCGTTTTGAACAAATGGATCACCTGTACGTAGAAGGATTTGGGAAAGCATACAAATGAGTAATTCAGATAAAAGTGTAGCAGAATTAGTTGCAGAAAATGAGAAGTTGCGCAAAGCCCTTGAAATCTATGAGCGTGAACGCAATCGTTATAAACACGCAAAGCCAGACATAACTGGTGCTTATTTCTTATCTGGTGGTCATGGCCCAAAGGATGATAATATGATGCCGAAGTTTGTAGAAATTGTTCCTGCGTATGGTTGCGGATGGTCAATGGTGTATGAAGATACTGGCAGAACAATTAGTTATGAAGGAAGTTGAATATGAAGAATGACAAAGTAACCCGTTTTGAAGTAATTGACGAAACCGGCAGAGCTATAGTTAAGTATGACGTGAGTGTGGAGTTGAGCTATCAAGACGATGGAAAAACACTTAAAGTATTCTTAAAGGATAAAAAACTTAGGGGTCATCATGAAAGTTAAAATTGGAAAATATCGTAGTCAATGGACTAGTCAAGTTCATTATGATTATATGAACAAAAAATACGATTATCGTTGGGAAGAAAACAACACCCGCTTTGAGTTGTTACTCCAGAAACTAGAAGACGCTCTACAATGGATTTATAATCATAGCATCAATTTGATTCTTGAAAGTCTTTCTGATCAGAAGAAAAAGATACACATTGATCGTTGGGATACGTGGAGTATGGATCATACCCTTGCTCCTATTATCCTACCTATGCTTGTACAACTTAAAGCTACTAAGCACGGCGCACCTAACGTAGATCCAAAGGATGTTCCAAAAGAATTACGTCCTACTACTAAATGGAAAAAAGCATACGAAGGTGATGGCACAACTGATCCTAAATACTTTGAGCGTTGGGATTGGGTATTAGGTGAAATGATCTGGGCATTTGAACAAAAGTGCCGAGATGATTGGGAAGGTGACTTTTACGGTCCATATATTGAAGATCCGAAGAATGGTTCAATGGCTGGTAGTTTTGAATGGGTTGATCATGATGGGATGAAAGAACATCAAACTCGAATGACCAACGGCTTCCGTCTTTTTGGAAAATATTTTGAAGCACTGTGGGATTAACTAATGTATGAAAAAACAACAATTATAACGAATACACGCAACAACCAAGGTGTAGAAGCAGAAGTAGACAATGTGAGACATCATGAATCACTTGATGTATTTCTTGCTCATAATAAAATTCACCTGAGATGGAACGGTAAAATTTATGTAGGCAATATGGCTGGCATGGAATTTACTACACCAGGACCAAGGGAAATTCAAAGACCAAAAGGACGTTAATAATGATTACTGAAGATCGTAAAGTAGAGATTAGCCAACAACTTAAAGAAGGAGAAGTTGTTATTGAGTTTACTAAAATAAACGGCGATTACCGTAAAATGACATGTACACTTAGTAAAGATATTATCCCAAAGGCAACTAAGAAAGATCCACTTACTGAAGAGAAAGTACGCAAGGTTAATCCAGAAGTTTGTGTTGTATATGATGTCAACGCAAAAGGATGGCGCAGTTTTAGATGGGATACTGTAATTACAAATGCATAATGAAAGAAAGATTATTATGCTCACTGACGTTATAGAGCAAAAATTACGCAAAGAACGTGAACTTGAATTTTATGAAAAAGAACTAAAGAAACTTGAGGAAAGATTATATTGGCTTAGACGTGAGATTACTTTAAACAATAATATCATTGACATTATAAAGAACGATGCTATTATAGATTTAAAGGGACAGGCAGATGAGAAACTATTAATTAAACCTAGAGAGGACGACGCTGAATGACTTATATCCTAGTAGACTCACTTAACATGTTTTATCGTGCTAGACACGTAGTGCGTGGTGATGATATTGAAACTAAAATTGGCATGGCATATCACATTATGTTTAGTGCTATTAATAAAGCATGGCGTGACTTTGAAGGCAGTCATGTTGTATTTTGTTTTGAAGGTCGTAGCTGGCGCAAGGATCACTTTACGCCATATAAAGCAAATCGTAAAGTAGCTCGTGATGCTCTTACTCCACGTGAGCAAGAAGAGGATCAAAAGTTCTTTGAAGCATTTGATGAGCTAAAAGCCTTTATTGAGAAACGTTCTAACTGTACAGTATTACAACATAAACAGTGTGAAGCAGATGACTTTATTGCTCGGTTTATACAGAATCATCCTGATGATAAGCATGTTATTATTAGTAGTGATAGTGACTTTTATCAGCTAATTAATGAGAATGTAACACAATACAATGGTATTACTAATCAACATATTTGTTTAGACGGTGTTTATAATGACCGTGGTAAGCCTGTTATGGACAAGAAGACTAAAGAGCAAAAGCAAATTGGTGACCCTTCATGGTTACTATTTGAGAAGTGTATACGTGGCGACACAAGTGATAACGTGTTTAGTGCGTATCCTGGTGCTCGTAAGAAAGGCACTAAAAACAAGATTGGTATGCTTGAAGCATTTGCTGACAAGAATGACAAAGGCTTTAACTGGAATAACTTTATGTTACAAAAGTGGGTTGATCATGATGGTAATGAACATCGTGTACTAGACGACTATCATCGTAATCTTGAGCTAATTGACTTAACAGCACAACCTGTAGGTATTAAAGAAGCACTTGATGAGACAATTGTTGATCAAGTACAAAAGGATCCTAAAGGACAAGTAGGTATTCACTTTATGAAGTTCTGTGGTAAACATGATTTACAACGTATAAGTGATCAAGCAGAAGCACATTCAGAATATCTGAATGCGTCCTACTAAAACTAAAGTAGCAGTGTTTCCACTTAGTGGAGATGCTGATCATTTTGATGTATGGTTAGAAAGTGAAGTAGGATTATGGATACAAGATAATGGAAAAAACATAACCTATCACATGGAAGTAGATACAGACAACGCCAATTTTAGCTCAATCATTGAAGTAGAATTAGATACCGAAACATATATAAAATATAAATTAATGTGGCCACAAAATGAAATACAAAGCAAAAGTAGTGATTAAAGATAAGTTTTGGATTGTAGAATCCAAAGGCAGTAAAATTGGAACATTAAAGAGTGCTTCGTCAGGATATGTATTCTATAATAATGTAGATGGTTCCGAAGTTGAATATAGTGATCTATCAAATTTTACTATTGAAGAGAAAATAACTAGAACATACATCAACGACACTGTTTACGGGTATAGTGCTAATACCGAACAAGCGCACGATATTTCACTACAAGATACAGTGCCTATTTTTAAGAAGACAGCCACAAGTACACAACATTTTGCGGCTGGTTACTATGGGATTAAGTTTCCACGACTTGGTTGGAGCGATGCGTTTTGTCCTCGACTAAATACGTTAGAAACATATCAATTTATTGGTCCGTTTAAGTCACAAACAGACGTTAACATGGCGATAAAAAGGAAAGCACAGGAGAATGAAATATCTAATAGCACTTAGTTTAATACTCACAGTAAGCAGCGCAAGTACACAAGAGACTATGCCACAACCAAATGATATGAAAACATTCATTACAAAACAGCCTTGTGCTCCATTTGCGGTTGTGGTCAGAAAACCAGCAAAATACGGTGAAAGAATGTTGTTTACTGGAGAAGGAGTACAATTTAGTGCTGGAGATGGAAGCCCATATAACGGCGGTGCTTTCTTCTTTGTTAATCAGGATACAGGAACATGGTCATTAATTAGTGTGTATGGTGATGGTATTGCTTGTTTAGTAGCAAACGGAAAAGACTTTGAACCATACGCAGGTGGGCAGCCTTATGCCCCCAAGGATAATCTTTAATGTGGGCATTAGTTTTTATATACTTTTATGACAGAACTCCTTACGTTGAACCTGTCACTGTACATACAAGTATGGTAGAATGTTTTCATGCGAGAGAAGCATTAGCAAGTGAAGTAGGTAAAGGTAATGGATACTTTAAAGCAGGACAACAAGCAATTTGTATTAACTTACTTGATGAAGAGCTATAATTTAGTGCTACTTTAATAAATACTATTAACATAGTATAAAAAGGACGCAATATGGCTCGACCCAAACCAACAATCTTAATGGAGTTTACTGATCCAAAGACATTTCGTAGTGAACAGTTACTGGCCGCTGAAGCAATATACGCAGTATTTCACAACAATAAACCAATTAACTTACGTAGTTTAAATAGTTTAACGAACTATCCAGGACCCAAGTATAAGAAAGTTTCATTTAGTAATAGTGGTCATGCGTTTAATTTAGCGGAAAGACTCAATAAGTTATTCAAAACAACTGAATTTACAGTTGTCAAACTTTCAGATGGAACAATAATTAAAGAGGATGATGACACCGGATTTTTATAAACAAGTATTAGCTCACGCTAAAACTATGAAATATGGTGACACATTTAATCTACGCAACATTTTTAAAAACTACCGCAATGGTAAAGGCCTCAACTTAACTAAGTTTGGGGTCTTAGTCTTGATGGACATGGGAGTAGAGGCTGAAAGGTTTATACTTAAAGATCCGCCAGTGTTTACTGCCAAGCTCAGAACATTACTAGATAGATATAACCAGTATCCTTATTATATTACTAGACGTGAATTAATTTTATATGGAAGTGAAGATCGTATGCTGTATAAATTATATGGTCATGATTTAGATGCTTGGGTAGAACATATGGAAACAAACTTAGATTAAAGTGGGGCTGATTTCCTTAACAGGTTTTCAGCCAAGTAGGGTTAATTACTTACGGTTCCAAATTCCCCATAAGACCCATATTGCGATCAGACCCATAACGCCCTGAGCACCTAGAGATGCTAACATTGCACTTACGTTGTCTACTACAGATAGTCCTGATGGCATGAATGGCATATTGCCCATACCTAGTACTTCTGCGATGATCACTAGAGCCGCTAAACTAACACCAACTTCTGCTAATGCGCCTGCCCACTCTTTTACTTTGTTCAAAATATCCATGATACTTCTCCCTTTCTCTTTCGTTGTACAAAAAGCGATATTCTGCTTTCTGTACTACTACTTATCTGATTTTAGCAAAAAAAGTGAAAAAAAGTGCCTTTTAGGGCTTGACACCAAGACGTTTTGGTGTTATAAAGTATGTATAAGTTAAGCAAACACGGAGTTAGATATGTTTAGAATCCCATCATTTTACAAAGATACAGTAGACTTTAAAACTGCTTGGAACACAATTACAAACTTTGGTCGTGGCGATGCTCTTGAAGGCATGAACGCTATGAACCGTGTTTGGGAAGAGCATTGTGCTTCAGGCGATGAAGATGATACATTTTATGACACCTATGAATATGAAGTAAATGCTTATAACGTAGTGTTCGAAAACATGGGTAAACTTTTTGCTTGACACCGTCCGCCAATGTCTATATACTGTAGGCATAACATCCAACCAGGAGATATAAAATGGATTTACAAACACGCACCGTAAAACTTTCAGAACTTAAAAAGTATGTAAAGCATCACTTCCGTACCAAACGTCCTATGATGGTCTGGGGACCACCAGGTATTGGTAAGTCTGAAACGTTTCAACAGATTACAGATTCCTATATTGCTGAAGGTAAAAAAGCGAAGCTAATTGACGCTCGCTTGTCATTATGGGATCCAACTGACCTTAAAGGTTATCCTTACTACAACAAGGAAACTAACCGGATGAGCTTTAGCTCTCCAGACGAACTTCCTACAGAAGCTGAAGCTGCAGAGTACGATATTATTGTACTGTTCCTAGACGAACTTAACGGTGCTGCTCCTGCTACACAGGCTGCTGCTTACCAGTTGATCCTTAACCGTGCTATTGGCAAATACAAACTACCAGACAATGTAGTTATTGCCGCCGCAGGTAACCGTGAGACTGACAAGGGTGTTACATATCGTATGCCTAAGCCGCTTGCTAACCGTTTCCTACACTATGAAGTACGTGTAGATTTTAATGATTGGTTTGACTGGGCTGTTACTAATACCCAGCATCCTGACGTAATTGGTTATGTTACTACGTTTAAAGACGACTTGTATAACTTTGACGCAAGTAGTGCTGAACGTTCGTTTGCTACACCACGTACTTGGGCATTTATCTCAGATACTATTCAGGATGTAGACGACTTTACTGAAGAAGAAGTAACTGATATGGTTGCCGCTGGTATTGGCGAAGGTATTGCTCTTAAGTTTAAAGCACACCGTGCTGTAGCAAGTCAGTTGCCTAACCCTACAGACATCCTGGATGGTAAGGTGAAAGAACTGAAAACTGATAATATCAGCGCAAAATATTCACTTACTACTGCGCTATGTTATGAGCTTAAAGATAGCTTTCAAAATAAAACGGACGAAATGAACCGTTTCGATAACTTCCTTGAGTTTGTACAAAACAACTTTGAAGCAGAAATGGTTGTTATGGCTTGTACAATTGCGCTAGGAAAATACGCAATTCGTCCAAAGTTTAATCAGCTAAAAAACTGGAAAGGCTTTATTGCCAAGTACGGTACGCTGATTGAAATGGCGTAACACAGTTACGTCACTCCTGGTGAAGTAGGGTATCGGCGGGTACCCTACTTCTTTATCAAATAATTAAAATTAGCACTTGACATACAGTATATTATCGTTTATAGTATATGTATAACAACTGGAGAATACTATGCAGACTTTTAAATCAGCAAAAGAAAAACTAGTTACAGCTCGTGTTAAAATGCTGTTTAAGCAACCGTTTTTTGGAAACATTGCGTGTCGCTTACAGTTAATAGACGTTACTGATCAAGATTGGTGCGGCACTGCCGCTGTAGATGGTCGTAATTTTTATTATAATGCTGATTTTGTTAACAAGTTAGATTTAGATGAAACAGTATTCCTTGTAGGACATGAAGTAGGACACTGTGTATATGAGCATTTTCTCCGCAGAGGTTCCCGTAATCCACAAATCTGGAATATGGCAGGAGATTATAAAATTAACGCCATGCTAGTACGTGAAAAGATTGGACGTCTTATCACTACAGTAAAGCCATTGTATGATCCAAAATTTGAAAGTGATGATTGGTGGACTGAAAATATATACGATCAATTAATTGCGGATGGCACAGCCCCACAAGAAACACTAGATGTTCACTTGGATGTAGAAGGTGAAGGTGACAGTAACGAAGGTAGTAACGGCAAGGATGCAAGCGGTCGTCCTATTATTCTTAAAGATGATGCTAAAGCTATTAGTGATGAACTTAAAAATGCCATTATACAAGCGGCACAAAGTGTTGGTGCTGGTAATGTACCAGGCGACATACGCCGCATGATTGGTGAGCTTACTGAGCCTAAAATGGACTGGCGTCAGATGATCCGTGTTACACTGGAGAGCAACCTTACTAGTGACTTTACGTTTATGACACCTAACCGTAAAAGTCAGTTTAACAATGTAGTGCTACCTGGCATGTTAAAAGATCAACAAATTGATATTGCTATTGCGCTAGACGTTAGCGGATCTATTAGTGATATTGACACTCGTGACTTCCTAAGTGAAGTACAAGGCATTATGGATCAGTTTCAAAGCTATAACATTCATATCTGGTGCTTTGATACACAAGTTAGTGGATACGAAGTGTTTACAGATGATGATGGTCGTTCGATCACTGAGTTTGAGATAACTGGTGGCGGTGGTACTAAATTTATGCCAAATTGGGACTTTATGAAGTCACGTGGTATTGAACCAGACCAGTTTATTATGTTTACAGATGGCGAACCATGGAATAGTTGGGGAGATCCAGACTATTGCGATACAATGTTCCTTATTAAGAACCCATGGAGCAAACCTGTCGCGCCATTTGGACAAAGTGTTTACTATGAAGCACAATCACAAAAACAGGCAGCATAAATAATAATGAAGATAATAAAACAAAAATATGCCTTGAGCGAACAAGATATGCTAATGTTAGATACACGTATAGTTTCATCAATGATGAAACATCGTTACGTTGTAGAGTTTGATGATACTCCTGACATTGACAGTTTAGATTTTAATGGTTGCCAAGGTTTCTATCATATAAAAAGTTTAAAGAGTAAACTGTATCAGTTTTGGTTTGAAAAACCTACTGATGGTGAAGCATTTTACTCTACAATAATTGCGTATAAGATGAGCATGTCTTCTGACAATGATAAATAAATGCGTATATAATAAAGTAAGTCAATATAGGAGAATAATATGACTAATGAAACCCAGACAGCTGAAGAGCCAATCACAACAGATTCAGCATCACCTGAACTACCAGAAGTAGAACAACCAGCACCAGTAACATTGGGCGTAGTTGATCTACAAAATGCAGCACAAGTAATTGATGTTGCGGTAACACGTGGCGCATTTCGTGCGGCAGAAGCGGCACAAGTTGGAACAGTATTCAACCGTCTTGCAGCATTTATTCAAAGTGTTCAAGAACAACAAGGTGACGGAAAATCAGCTGAAGCTGTAGACGAAGCACCAGCAACGGAAGCACAGTAAGGAGTAAATCCAATGGCGAAGAATATGAAACATATAGGAAAAATTAGTAACACTGGCATGAAGTGTGTTGTAGTTTTCCGTGAAATCTATGATGAAAGAGGGAACGTTGTTGACAACAAAAACTGCCTTGTTATAGAAACTGAAAGACTTCCAGATATGGAGCATGATGATGTGGTACGTGTAGTACAGTCACCTGAAGCACAAGACGCTGCGGAGTTTTATCAGATTGCGCATCGTAGTATGTTTAGCGATGGCAGTAATATGCTAAAAAAACTAGTAGGGTCTGGTCTGTTGAAAAAACACCCAACAGATAATATTAGCATGACACCAAATAATCATACTAGTGTTAAGTTAAGTGATATTAATGAAATCGTTCGTAAGCAATCTTCTGGCATGAATGAAAGAGATATTACTAATTCAATGGTAAATGATACTGACTCTCCGCCACGGACACAAACTTCATTTGATCCAACACAAACTATTGACCAAGCAGTCAATACTAGTGAGCAAGTATTGGACGAAACAACTATGGCAAAAACTTTATTAAGCCAAGCTGATACTTTTTTAGCAGAAGCAGAACGTCTTCGAAATGAAGCATACGACATGGCCCCTAGTTTAAAGCCAAAACGTGGTCGCCCTAAAAAGGCAACTGCTGATGCCAATACGTAAGAAAGATCGTACTTTTCAAAATATAATACGTGATGTTGACATTGGTAATGTTCCATTAGAATACATTGAACGTCTTATACTAGTATTGGAAAACGGAGATCGTGTAATCTTTGAAGGTGACGATATTCGAGATATTGAAGAAGAAAGTATAATACTTTTTATTCTAGCTGCAGTAGATGATATGGAAGAAGATTATGGTAGTCCAGTTCGAGATTTAGAAATAGTTATTGACTATAATAAATTAGAAGCTGAAGTACGTAGTTTTACTGAAAAATTATTAAACAAGGGTAAAGACAATGATCAGAGCGATACTAGCATGTGATGAAAATTGGGGCATCGGTAAATCCGGTGCCCTTCCTTGGCCTCATAACCCTGCTGACCTTAAATGGTTTAAAGAGATGACATCAGGCCATACAGTTGTAATGGGTCGTAAGACATGGGATAGTTTACCATTTAAACCATTACCAAACAGACATAATATAATAGTTACTAGTAGCGATATTGATGGCAAAGATCTTAAAGATCATATGCGCTCATCTTTTGAGACTATGCGAGCTGAAGATTATATAAAACGTCTTCAATCAATGGAAGATGATCTATGGATTATTGGTGGTGCTGGATTAATTAACGGCATGATGGATTATATTGATGAATTCCATCTAAGTCAAATCAATGGTACATATAACTGTGATACATTTTTACCTAGTACACTAATACAAGAAAACTATAGTTTAACATCAAGCCAATTTCAAGGCGATGTTTATGTTGATGTATGGAGTAAACGTTGAAGATATTAATATTTGGATTACCAGGTAGTGGTAAAAGTACATTAGCAAAACCTTTTGCAGATCTAATTGGCGGAGTACATATAAACGCTGATGCTATTAGAACAGAATATAACGACTGGGACTTTAGTCTTGAAGGTCGAAACAGACAAGCATCTAGAATGAAATACTTAGCAGATGGTGTTGTTAAAGCAGGTAAGATTGCTGTTGCTGACTTTGTTTGTCCAACTCATCTTACACGATTAGAGTTTAATCCAGATTATACTGTGTGGATGGATACTATTTCTCGCTGCCGTTTTGAAGACACAAACGATTTGTTTGAAACGCCAGAGCTTATAGACTACCATGTAGAGAAATGGTTCGACAATGCTCACAATCAACTAATGCCAGTAGTACAGCGTTGGATGGGGATTAATAATAAGAAAGAATAAAGAGTGAATAGAACACTACAAGATGGTACTATAGTACCTGCTTTAGACATAGCAATAGAACTTAAAGTAGTTACTAAATGTCCAACTAAATGGCGTCTGATAGATGAAGAAACAGGCGTTGAATATAGAGGCAAACTTCCACAAGATGGTGGGTTACACTGGCAAAGGATCGAAGACTAATGCGTCAATACTTAGAAGCACTACAATGTATTTTAGATGACGGAGAAGATGTTAATGACCGAACTGGAGTTGGCACTCGTACTATCTTTGGATACCAAATGCGTTTTCCATTATCCTACAGTAATTTTCCAGCTGTCACTACAAAAAAACTAGCGTGGCGTAGCGTAGTAGGAGAGCTGTTATGGTTCTTGGAAGGCAATACAGATGAACGTAGATTAGCAGAGATCACATTTGAGAAAGATCGAGAACAACTGTCGGATAAGAATACCATCTGGACTGCCAACGCCAACAAACAAGCAAAAGACTTGGGTTACGTAAAAGATGATGATCAAACCTACAAACGGCTTGGTCCAGTATATGGACATCAATGGCGCAACTTTGACGGAGAGTACTGGGTTGGTACACCACACTTACGTGGTACAGATCAAATTAGCTGGATTATTAATGAGATAAAAACTAATCCAGATTCAAGACGTATTATACTAAGTGCTTGGAACCCTAACCAACTTGACAAAATGACATTGCCACCATGTCATACACTAGCACAATTTAGAGTAATGAACGGCAAACTAAGTTGTCAATTGTATCAGCGTAGTGCTGATATGTTCTTGGGTGTGCCGTTTAACATTGCTAGTTATAGTCTGCTAACACATATGTTAGCACAGATATGCGGGTTAGAAGTAGGTACATTTATATGGACTGGTGGAGATTGTCATATATACAATAACCATATGGAACAAGTAAAGCAACAACTAGAGCGTCAACCTGTAAGTGGTCCTATACTAGAGATGCCAGAGTTTACTACACTAGAAGAATTACTAGCTACTAAACCAAGTGATTATAAACTTGTAGGATATAATCCAATGGACACTATTAAAGCACCAATGGCAGTATAAATAAATGTACTAACAGGAGAATAACATGGCTTATACACATGTAAGTAGACTTACAACTACATCAAGTGACACATTTGACACCGTAGAGGCTTGGTTAGATGCACACGGAAGTTGTGGACAACTTAGCGAAGGTTATACTAGTTGGAATGCTGTATTAGATGCAGGCGGTACATCAATTACACGAACTGTAGTTTGGCCAATGAAGGCAGTAAGAGACCTTGAACGCTCTCAGCGTCCAGCTAACGATAAATTTGATGGTGTAGTAATTAGTGAAACTGAAGACTAAAGAACACCAGTATAAATTCGTTGAACAGTGTCGTTTAAAACTCGATCAATAGATTTATTTTTTGCAAGATCTTGGAACTTTGTATCTCGTTTACAAAGTTCTTTTTCGTTGTGTAACTGATTATCCAGTCCTAGTTTATGTAATAGTTCTACTAGACTATTTTGTTGTAAATCAAAATGCTGTTGGATAAATTTATTCTCTATAGCAATTTGTTCTCTCATACGCTTGTCATTCTCATACCAAGTATAGTGAGGATAAGTTATATTCCAACCTCCTACTTGATGCCACCAATCAAAACAAAAGTCATCCGGCATCCAAAATGCTAAGAACTTTGCTTCAGGAAACCATTCACGCAGTTGAGGTATATGATAACTAAACCAATGACTTTTAACTATTTTAACGCCACTATCCCAATCATCAAAAGGTTCCTGAAATTGTGCTATTACATCGTCACGATTTAATTGATCTAGACGATCAAAATTTGTACCATAATTGTGTCCTGGCCCCCAATACGCACCTCTGTGCCAGCCTTTTGCACCGTTGGTATAACTATCAGTGTTTACTTCATCTGAGATATTAATAGCTGTATGACTTTGTATACATCGAATTGCTCCGCTCCAACGACTGCCTGGTGTGCCAGTTGCTATAATTAAATCTTTACCTTTATACATAATTGCCGTATGCCCATTCTCTTTCTGCACACCACCAACAATCTCCACACGGTGGGTAACTAGTTTCGCAACTTACTGTTAGACTATGTAGTTTACTTAATTCATATTTTTTATACAACAATGCTAAGTGGCTTTTATTAATATTATAAAACGGACTATAGAAATGATCGTGTATTACTCTAGGCATTACTGTGTCTCTGTCCGTCTTTCTTTGTTCATGATGCTTTAATTTTACATCTGGATTAAGTGTTTTTCCACTTACCCAGCAACTTAAATTCCATTGCTTAGTTAAACTATTAGTAGCTTGATCTCTATAATCTTTGCGTGATTCTAAGTTTGGCGCTATTGTTACACAATGCTCTAGTATTGTTACTGATGTGTTGCTATTAACCCACTCGACTACTGCTAGAGCAGGCTCTATATTAAATTTTTTATCATCGCTAGCAACTGTAAGTAATACAACTTCATGCTGTCTTTGTGACGCTATTAACCAAAATAATATTGCACTGTCACTACCGCCACTTAGATATATGCCTATAGGTCCTGTGGGTAATTTTATTTTGGTTAATAACCAAAATAATATTAATAATTTTATTTTTTTTGCCACAACAATTCTCTACTATTATTCTCTGCTACTAAATTTGCTACTGTACTTGCTAGTTCGCCATTGAACTGTTTATCACAATGATCGCTTCCATAACATATTGTATTTGGATTATGCTCTGCTATTGTTCGTACAAATTCGATAGCTGACTGATGACTGGCATTACTGTCTTTTAGTAAGTTTCCTGGCATGCGTTTCAGTGCGCCGTTCCACCATATTACACCCGCACCAGGTGTAATAGTTGATAATAATTTATCTATATCTGCCTTGTTACTGATGTTTACTCGATGGTAGTGATGCTCTAAACTTTGATATTGTTTCCAATGTGACTGCCAATCAGAAAATTCAGCTTGTAGATTTTCCCAGATAACCATATAATCATTATCTCTGTCAGTAAACTTGTGTCTATTAAACAACTGCATACTAGGATATTTTTGTTGTAAGTGTTTAATCCAACTTTTTATATCTGTACCATCCCATACTTGGATAGTATATTTTCTAACATCTAAACTTATCTTGCTTATGTCCATATGATGTATTACAGTGTCACTGTGTATACCGTGATGATTTAATATTCCATTGATAAAGAATCCACTACTTAAAGTAATTGCCCAATCCACTGCGCCAGTCACTGAACTATATTTTGGAAGTTCGTTATGCATTAAGTAACTTATATTACTATCATCTATTAGATTAGTAACCGCAGCACTATGACTGTTTATAAATGTTTGTACAGTAGTAGTATCAATTGATTGAATATTCATATCAAGACTAGTATCACCGTCTCCCATTGGTTGCCAGACTGTAGCACCATTACAAATGTTTATGTTCTCATAATTTTTTAGTCTGGGAATAATGTTCTTTTCATAATTTCCCCATATCAATATAGTACCTGCTTGAATAATTAAAACACGATCATACTTAATATAATCAGCTGAATTAAATTCATCTGTTAAACAGTAATCATATTTGCTTTGGCTATATCTACTGCTTACACTATGATCAATACTTAACTGACTATAGTTTAGAGCAATATCATCCCACCACGCATCTCCTGATTTAACTATTACAACACAATCCATTTATTTTCTCTCAAAATTGTAGTAACTAATTTGTACATCATAACGTAATCTTTCAGTTGGATTATCATTTTTATTATGATATCCTATTAGGCTATGATTATACTGACGATTTTCATCAGCATCGTCTAGTTGCCAAATATCACGCCAATGTCTAGGTGTACTGGTATGTACTGCTAAATCACGTTCGTAAATCCATTTACGTGCTAACATACATTCATGGTTAATTAACTCTTTTGCTTGTTCAGTTGTTTTATAAAACTTAGTATAATCAGGGTATGGAATTTTAATACCACCTACTCCATGCCAACCATCCCAACATGCGTCTGGATGTCGCATAACAATCATAATTTTACTTTCAGGAAACGTTTCAGCAATCCAATCTAAACTGTAAACAAACTGATGACATTTTACCATAATATATCCATCATGTTCTGGATAAGCGGATTCTATTTCAGCAATTACTTGTTCACGAGTATATTTTCCAGTGTACAGTTCATGAAACCATTCACCAAACTCAAATCCTGGACCAAAATATGCGCCCATGTGTTTAACGCCATTAAACTGTGGACCATGATCATACTCACGCTCTGGTGTACGATCACTAATGTTTATATCTATTAGTGGAGTATTGGCTAGTAATACACTAGCGCCACTCCATTTACTTCCTGGTGCTCCAGTAAAGAATATTATTTTATTTGTATCTATCATGCTATTGTAATCGCAAAGCGCCTCTTTTCTATGTTCATAACAGTGTGATATGAATCAACTTCTAATATATGCCACTGATTTTTACCTAGTACAACATCACATGTGGGTGTTACTTGATCTTCAGCATACCAAATAGTGTGTACATTGGTGCCACCTGGATCAATAATATAGTTTAAAGCTGTTGTGCGTCCTCTGTCTTTGTGTACAGGTACACCATGTACTAGTGTTTGATAACGAAACTTTGTATATTCAGGAAACTGTTCTTGAAGATAGTCCGCCAATTCCGCTTGACATTCGTGTATAGTGTAATTAGGGCTACGCCCACCAAATATATTTTCAAGTTCTAATACTTGTTCAACTGGTAATATTAAATGCTCTGGTACAGCAGGCAAGTCTAAAAATTTATATTTCATACGATAAACTCTTTCATCTTTCGGTATTCTCTATAGCTAACATTGAGTACACGGCTGTTATTAGTCTGATTCCTCAATGCCATATTATTTTTTATTTGTGTTTCTATATGCTGATAAAAACTTCCACTGTGTAAATGCTCCCAGACATCTTGTACTGTAAAAAACAATCCCCAACGTTTACTTAATTGATATAGCATTTTACCATATTCAGTTTCGCTACCATTCATCCACTCAAGTTTAAGATAGGCAGGAAATTTCGCCGTTGTGTGCATATATCTATTTACTATGTCATCAACACCTGCTACAATATTAATTACACGACTATTAGGAAACTGTGTCAGTATTTCTTGTGGTAAACTATGCGTACAGTATAATAACCGATGTGTATTTAGATATTTTTGACCTTGTGCTTTTTCAAACTGTGCTGGAAATAAGTCATGATAATATGTGTCACAGTCAACAAAATCCTTTACATAATCCCAAGTTGGTGGCAATACTTCTCCATTAGGCATAGTCCTATCAAAATGTTTAAGGGCTACTTGACGTTGAATTATCCAGTCACTTTTATGTGCTATGTTCCAAGGATTAATGCCGTTGTCTAAATTACTATACCAATGTACTTCTGGTAAACTGCACAAGACACGCCCGATAGTGTGTCCTCTACTACCAGGTTCAAAACTTACAAAAACAAAGTTAGGATTATTGTATACGTCCGAGATAATAGTAAACTCCATTATTATATGTTACTAGGTCGCCAGTGTGATACCAATCGTCATATACACAAATGTCACCTTTAACCAACAATTCACCGTCTACAATCGTTGTATCACAATGTGTTTGGTTACCCATTATACTTTCAGTTACTGTGACTATATCTCCTGGAGCAAACGTACTATTAATTGCTACTGGGCCTACTTCTGTCATGCCCCAATTAGCAATAAAAGTGGCGCCACGATCAATAAATGATTGAATAATACGACTGTGTACCCTATCACTACCACACATAACAGTTATGCCACTCAGGTTTATATTATTAAATCCTCGAGTTTTTATTACAGCACGAGCCATATCTGGTGTCAAATGACTATGTGTGTAGTCTGTAATCTGTCTAACCCAACTATAAGGATTAAACTTTTGTATGTCAACTAGGGCACCAACTTCTACAGCAGGTAATGTTTGCGCAAGCAGTCCGCCAGCATGTGTTAGTGTACACACTGTTAGTATACGACTGTTAACAGTAATATCTTGTACTTGTCTAGCTACACTATTAGCGGCTTGTAGTTTATGTGGGGGTTGAAATATACGTCTAGGCGCACCAGTAGTACCACTGGTTGGCAATGCTGTACCAGTGTTAATTATCTTTTTTAAAGTTTCGTTCAGTGCCATCTACAATCCTCTTGGCTAGATAGTAAGGAGTAAACGGAAATAGCCACGGTATAAAACTGTGAATTATTCCTGTTACTAACACACCTAATGCTAGTATATTATAATATGTAGCAAAAGTCAAGTGTTTAAAATAACCAGCACCAGCTTTTTTGAGGTGTTTAAAGTCTAATATTTTTGTATTTTTCATTATTTAATTTCCATATATTTTGTTGTGTATAAAATACTTCATCAGCTCTTACAAAATCTACAATACCATATTTGGCTAAATGATAAAATGTTCGATTAACACTTCCCATTTTACCGCTGGCATCGTTATCCGTATTTGTAGTAATATACACAGGTTTATCATGAGCATATTCTAATTGTAATGGCAACTGTGTACTAAAACAGTAACTTTGCATGTGGTATCTGTTTAGTCCAACGTTACGTGATCTTAATTGTGCACCTCTAAATAAAGCTCTATATCCATCCTCAAACGGATGTATACCACTTAAACTTATGATATTGTCGTCTATATATGTGGCAAACCAAGCACCAGATTCCAAACACCAATCCCATTTCATATTTTGTAGGCTGGAGTTATTGTTGTATCCAAGTTTTTCACATTTACGCACAAACTCGCCTACTTGTACAATATTTTGATTGTCAATACGTTTAGTTAGCATTTCTAACCACCGCCACTAAGTGAATTCTATTGTCTGTACTAGCATTAAATGCTGTGTGTTTATGCTGTTCAGTTTGTGTTAACCACCAAGTATTTTCTGGCATGTGTAAAACCTCATCTTCAATTACCATTTGACATCCTGGATCAGTAACTAGTGGATAGTGTATTCTATTAGTACTATCTTGATGCCAAGTTAAACATGTTTTAGGCGGTGACTTCATTAATCTAACTCTACCAACAGTATACTGACTAGTTAACTGTTCGTATACATCAGCAAATATAGTGTTTTCAAATACTGTACATAACTGAGTAAAGTGTTTTTCTCTTAAACTTTTATTTCGTAATGGTACAGTAAAATTTGTTATATTACCGTCCTTGTCTACTTTGTCCGTGGTATTATTCCAATCATATTTTAAACTAGCATCGCCATGATGATGGTTGTCAGGCTGATCAGGTGTAGTATTAATACAAATTTGTCCGTGTCTACCCCAGTCAATTTTTTCTTGTTGTAATAACTGGTTCATACAACTGAATAAATCATATTGCGGCAAATCTAGTGGTGTAAAATATTTCATAATTTTAATTGTTGTATAGTTTTGTAACTTTTATCTCTGTCAAAGCTAAGAAAGAATTGATATGTATTATTAGCATAACTGTGTGCATCGTGTATAATGTTTGTGTCAATTAAATACATACGCCCAGCTTCAACTTCACAGTCTGGTGCGGCTAAATCAAACTCTGTATTGTCTACGTCTCTGGGATTGCTTCTAGCACCATTACGATCAAAACGTAACTTAACCATGTCTGGTCTATCTGTACCCCATAGTCTTAGTATACGTCCTTGTAATTTAGTATCAGTATGAGGATAAAACATACTATTATCCATCCATTTTAGTATACAACTGCGCAATATGCAATCTTTAAGTGGTTCTAAAAAATCAAATGCTATATGGGAAAGTATCTCGGTTGGTACTTGAAAGCTATGATCTCTAACACGGTCAGCATCTGCTAGCTGCGCATTCCACTGGTCTAGCGGATAACAAACTGGTTCTGGATTGTTATATAACTTCCCATTGGCATTTACTAATGGTAATCCATAACGTTGATGTTCTAGATGTTTAACACCCCATGCTCTAAACGCATGTTGGTACTCACGCATACACTCTGAAAACAATGTCATATTTGCTTTCATGTCAAGTGGAATCAAGGGTGCAGTGTGCATTTCCAAGTACTGTTGTTCAGTTGTTATCATATTATGTTATATAAGTTACCGCTATATTTTCTTTTGGAATCGCAGGGAATGTTAAACTATTATCTGCGTGGTGTATTCTTCTAGGAATGTCGCCTTTATGTCCAACACCCATAAGCAACACAATCTCGTCTTCGGTGTTCAATATTTCTTGTATCTCTTCGCCTTCAAAACATGCACAACAACCTGTGTTGTACCCCATTAAACTTGAAGTTAAATTTAAATATCCTGCAGCAATACCAGTTGCCATATGTAAATCTCTGCCAACACTAGCTTCATTGTCGCCATAACTGTCACGTTTTTTATTTAATCTATTACTTTTTTCTGTATTGTTAGTGAACACAAATAATACATTAGCAAGGGTTTGACTGTTGCTAATCATTTTCTCTTCATCTCTGTGATAAAACCCTTCAGTTTTCTCATGGATACGCTCAATTGTGTCTCTGTCAGTAATAGTATATACATTATAGAAGGCGGCGTTTTGCTTACTAGGACAATTTGTAATAGCATGTACCATTGTTTGTAAATCCGCTTGTGGGATTTCTTTTTCTAAATTCCAATTACGTTGGCAATGTTGCGATCTAATTACAGCTTTTTTAATGCTTGATTCAGTTAATTCCATACTAAATTCTCCTATATATACTATATTTATAGTTTACGTTTGGGAATTTTACTGTCAGCACTGCTTACACAATTATCGCTAATACAAGGCATGGGCTTATCAAACAGTTTAAATCCTGTTTCAATATTACCCAATGGTACATCAGCACAGCTATAACTACGCTTTACACTGCCATCTGGTTCACGTATAATAATACCTTGATAGCCAGCATTACAACTCCAGCCTTTGAACTTATTAAAATTAAATGCGTTAAAACGTTCTGCTTGATCCATATACCATTTTTTGCCAGTTGAATCTTTAAATTCAATCTGCATGTGCCAGGGCACACTTTTATCATTATCACCTATTGTATACGGCGGCAGTTCGAAACTAGGCCTTGGGCGATCTGCCCACTTGCGTTTTGCCTCAGTATACGCCATTTGCGGCATACCGTTCCACAATCGCTGTAACATCTCGTCTGTATAACCGTCCACGACTCTTGATGCCGTTGGGTCACTCTGGGGCTTGAGTGTGACATTGATTCCTTGCTTGTGGAAGAACAAGGCGTTTTCCCAGTCCCTCTCAAACCAGTCCGGAACCATAACCATATTGATCGTAACTTGAACATCATGCTCCTGGCAGAAGATTAATTTGTCTGCAAAGTCTTGCATCTTCTCAACTGTATTTAAGTGTTCTGTGTGTAAACTAGCGGTTATACTAGCTCTATGGAAAGGTTTTACCCGTTCTACATAGTCTTCGAACCATCGCATATTGCGACTACAGTTTGATGTCATATGCACAGAGGTATAATTAGTGTTATCAACATCATCAGCCAAATGCTGTAAAATATCCAAGTATCCTGGGTGAAAAGTAGGCTCACCGCCAGAAAGACTAAAATGAAAGCTATTAAAACTGTTGCCACGTGCTTGCCTCTTTATCTCATCAATTGTGCTAATGCATAGTTCTGTTGGTCTATGATCTTTTCTATCTGAACGTGCGTAAGGCCAACAGTAACTACATTTGTAATTACAGAATCTTCCCAGTAGCCAACTGACTGTAAATAGATCACGATACAACAAAGTACGCTGACCAACACTAACAAGGTCGTCAAAGGGTATTTTAGTAAAGTCATATTCACTCCATTTTAAATCGTCAGTCATTTAATGTCTTTCTGGAACACTGCATTGTACATATAGGAACAGGACTAGTTGTTGACCAACTGTCTTCAATATATTTTTCCCATAAGTCCATTATACTATAAGGATTGTTATTTGTCAAAAACAAAAGGTCATAATCATCGCCTAATTTTTCACGTAGATAATCAATACTTTCACGATGTGTGGCTAGCCAACAGCATGGTAAAAACATTCCGTTTATTTCAATATGGTAATTAACGTCAGTCGTTTGACATTTTGGATCAATATTACTCACGATGTCCACCTTTCTCTGTAAACAACACCTCAAAATCTGTGCCACGATATGATGGTTCTAGATGTGGATTTTCTTCAACAATAGGATATTTTACTCTAATTACATCAAAGCCTAGTTGTCTACTTTGGTCAATAATTTTAAGAATGTTGTTTTCGTTATAACTGAATACTAAAAGTTTTTGTACTACTAATGGTCTTGTTTCAGGTGGCATACTGACAAGTGTCTGAACTCCCAACTGTCTGCTCCGAGCATCGTTATTAACACGATACTGGTCGTCTTCTAATAGACCGTCAATACTAAACAATATTTGGTCCAGTGGTTGTAGTACTGTTCCTAACTGATACCAAAAGTCAGCATCTTTGTAACTTCCGTTTGTATGAATATAGATAGGCACATCAGTAACAGTTTTAATATAAGCGATAAACTCTATTAGATCAGGATAGTATATTGGATCTCCCCAATTACCACAAAATAGTATAGATTGGTATGATAAATCTTTAATAACTCCACGATATTGATGCCAATCAATTTGTCGTTGCTCTTTAATATCACGCCATAATGTATTAATCGTAGGATTGCTCATTGTACGTACACACTCTGGACAAGACAGAGTGCATTTACTTGTCAGACCAAAATGTAAATAGCTAATATCTTTACTAAAGGGCATACCAATAGGCATCCTGCACAGGGTCAACACTTAATTCATTTATATTAATATGTGCTGGTTGATCTATTATCCATTTAATGTAATCTGCGGCTGAATCAATCGCCATACATCGTCTATCAGGGTGTTTGTGTTCATTATTGCTAAGTGTACCAAAACTAATGTAACTTACTTTGGGCATACGACTCCATACACCTCCAATACTAAGTGTATTACTGTAATCACGTAGTGCTTTCTTTTCAGCATTGTATAACCATGCCTTGCCGTTCTTAACACGGTCCGTGGTACTACCAATAACTACTATATGTGCTAGTTTCTTGGCATCCTTTAGGCTCTTGTACACTGTATCTAGTAGCACAGTTTGTTGAAACTGCCATAGTGCGCTGTTAACTATAATAACGTCATGATTAAGTGCTTCTTGAGCAAATGCCGTTCTTCCTGATTTTTCTACCAAGTCATGTCCAGTACTTCTACTCATAAAGATGGCATCTGGATATAACCGGGATAACGATTGTGCTACCCCTTGTTCAGGATTACCTGATATTAGCATTTATTATCTCCCATGCTTGTTTATTTACACTACTAAAATCTGTTTTTTGGTGTCGATCCATAATATTAATATAATCACGAGTTGTGGTTAACTGATTGTCAATTGTAATGTCTGCTGTTAGTATACGATCTAACTCTGAGTTACCAGTTACAAATTGTTCTCTAACTGATAATGGTAATTGGTATATACTTAAATGTTTTGGATCTGTTAATTCACTAAAACTAACTGGTATATTATAATCTTTAAGATAATCTTGTAATGCCCATAATTTATTAAAGTTAAGTATACTTACTGTACAACTAGCGTAAAGATTAATATTAGTTTTACTAAAACGCCTGATAGTTCTGTCAATAATTTCCCACTTAACACCCCAACGTGTAACTTCTGCTAGTTTTTCTGTACCATCTAAACTAAATGATACAACACTATTTGGAAAGTATTCCAATTGACGTATAACTTGTTCGTCTGGATATACACTGCCGTTTGTTGTAATATTTAAAAATAGTTTATTAGGGTGTTGTACCTCTTGTTGTAGTTTATCTATAAACCAACTTAAATGTTTAGCATAAAACGGCTCACCGCCTTCTATTTTTATATGCCTTGCTTGACTTAAATCGGTATTTGACAATACTAGTTTCATACGATCCTGATAGTTACGATAATGATTATTTTTATCATAATCAATTCCAGCACGATCTAAATCATTTAATAACTCCGTATTAGTACTCCATTTACTACTAGCACCAGGGTTGCATATTTGGCATCTCATATTACAAGTATAGTCTAGTGCTATTTCTAAATCCTGTATAGTAGCAGGTTGGAATAAATTGTGCTCTCCATAAAACTTATTTGACCAAACTCTTCGACTTTCAGCACCACCTTGCTCTGCTAATTGACACATTTGGCAACCAGTAGGCCATTGTCCACTATTAAGGTTACGTTTTATATCATTATAAGGATGTGACTGATGTAGCCCGTCTAAACTATCTATATCAAATATAGTAGGTAAGATTGCAGGATTTTTATACTTACAACATGGACGTATTGCGCCACGGCTATCAACAACACTAACGCCAACTTGGCTATGTACACAAAAATTAGTCATAATAGTTTACTCAAATCTTTATTTTTTACTTTTTGTTTGTCTAGTATAAAATCTTTAACAGTTGTGCGATTGGTACCAGTGCCTATTCTATCATACATACTTTGTAAGTAATTCGTAAATCTTTGAGCATGATGGTATCTCGAATGTTGATTATGATATCTAGCATAAACTTCTTGTGCTCTTACTATATGTTTTCGATGATCGGTATCTAAGTTCTTTATATCAATTACACTGGGTCTGGTGATATAACTTCCATGCCAACTAAATGACTTATCAGGTGCAACAGTTAACATTGTTTCATGCACCCATTCAATATAATCAGCTAGTCCTCTTATGCTAAGTGCATTAGTAGTAGGTGCTAGTGTAATACCACTAACCTCTGGTGTAGTAGCATAGGTAATAAAATTAGTTTTAAATCTTTCCCAATCTAGTCCATACCTTGACAACTCTGCATCAGTACCAAATGTTTCATTACTAATAGCAATATTCCAAGGTTTGCCACTGCCACGTATAGTTTTTAATAATCGTTCCATCATAGGTGCTTTTGTATTACAATTTGTACAGATTTCAAACTTTGCATCAACAGGTAATGTGTTTATATACTCTACCATTGGAGCAAAACGTTTACTGGCAGTTGGTTCACCACCTAAAAAATTAAATACTATGCTACCACTGAGTGTTGATACCCAACGTTTAAATGTTTCAAAGTCATGCTCAGTACCGTCATCACGTATAGGCACACCTTCTTCTTGAGCTATTTGACTGCTAGCATCTGCGGCACAGTATAAACAGCTCTGGTCACATGTAGTATCAAGTGTTACATCAATATATGTTGTGTGTGGATCACGAGTTACTGTACTAAAGTCTTGCCACTTATTTTGTTGTGAACGATAACTGGGTATGCCAGCGTTTTCACTTTCCCAACAGTGTGTACAATCTGGGTGTTGTTCACCAGACAGTGTGCTAGATCTTCTTTGCTGTATTTGAGGACTGTTATTAAAAAAATCTATATCGTAATCATCAGGCATTGGATATGCCTTGGACCTACAACAGTTTCTTATTAATCTATTTGCAAAATCTATGTTTACATCAGTCCAGCTTTTGCTGCATGCTGTTTTCATAATATTACTTATACTCGTGAAAACAGCCGCCATAACGGCGACTGTGTTCTAGTTCTTTAGCTGTTAAATGCGATTAACTGCAATATCTTCTTTTTTGTTTGTTGGAAACATAAATCCAGTTTCGTGATGTAAACGTCTGTTACGTGTTGAGTCTTTAATCCCCACACCTTGTAACATTGCTGGACGGTTTTTAAGTCCTAGTACGTCACGGATAGCATCCATTTTACCACACTGACAACAACCAGTGCTATATCCAAGAATACTTGCTGTTAAGTTAATATAGCCGCCTGCAATACCAATTGCTGTAGCTACGTCTCTTTTAAATACTTCACGGTCAGCAGCATCTTTTTGCTCCCAACGTGCACGACTTTTATCTGTCAAGTCTTCAATTTCATTTGGTTCAAATACAAATAACACATTTGCTAATACTTGACTGTTTGTACTTTCAATCTGGTTATTATCTTTGTCATAAGTGTGTGTGCCTGTTGCTAAATTATGCACTTGCTCAATAATTGAACGATCAGTAATGACGTGTAACTTATAAAAAGCAACATTTTGCTTACTTGGGCAGTTTGTTGCAGCATGTACTAGTGTATCAATATCAGCTTCAGGAATACTTTGATCTAAATCAAAGTTTCTTTGACAGTGTTGACTGCGTAGAACTGCTTTTTTAATATCTACGGTTGTTAATTCCATTGATGTTTTCCTCCTATACGATATATATATTTATACAATTAACCAATAAGTTTATTTTTATAAACATAATCAGTAATTCTTGGTAACATTTTTTCACAAGTTTTAAAATAAAGCTGGTCTTGCTGACGTACAATTGTTTTAAATAGTTCAGCGTCAGCAGTTTGTGGTGTTTTCATATACTTTATTATAGGATTATCAGTACCATGTAAATCAGTTAAAAAGCTCTTGACATTGTCTGGTAAATTTGCTATATCTAAACCTGCGGGATAGTGTACAAATGTAGCATCAGTATGAGCTGAAATGCCCATGGCTTTTATTTGGTCTACTAATTTATTTAAGTCACGGAATGTTTCACTAGCATAGAACGCATGATAAGCAGTGCTAGTACATACCAAATATACACCAAGTATATTGTTACTTGTGCTGAGTATTTTAAACAAGTTGTCAACAACCTGGTTGTAATCGCCACCTTGTCTAAAATAATTAAACAGTTCATGTGTACCATCCATACTAACTGTTAAGTCTACTCCACCAAAGTGACTCCACAAATCACTAAGTTTATAACTTTTAAACTCTATCATACTCATGTTTGTGTTATACGCAATAGTAAGTTTACTGGTATCAATGTCTGGTTCATTAATAAGCCTTTCTAAAAAGCGATAATGTCCTATATGATATAATGGTTCGCCACCACTAAATGTTATCCTATTAACACCCTGAATTATATTTTGTATAATATCTTCTAAATGTTCAGGAGTTATTGTTTGTATTGGTGAGTCTGCAGGTCCAATATGATCAAATCCTGCCTGTAACAACATTTTATGTGTTTCAGTATTTTTCTTGCCCAGTTGTTCAAACTGACTATTACTATCTGCCATACAATGTCTACAAAAATAATTACAAGTGCGGCTGAATTTAAGTTCTAAATCTAGTATACCTGTTGAAACTGGAGTAGTATAGTCTATTGAACTGTCGTCCCAGTGTTTATTATTAAGACTTTTTTGTCTATAACTTTTTACACCATTTTCTTCTTTGTATTGACAGTCTTCACATCCAGCTGGAAACTCGCCACGAATTAAACTATCACGAACTGCTAGCATGTTTGGATGATTAACTGCTTCGCTTGGTAACGTATCGCTCATACTAGCAATAGGCTGACGTTTAATTTTGTATCTAAAGCAAGGTGCATATTCTCCTTGAAGGAAGTCTAAATGGCTCCAAGCATACTTACATTTCAGCATCGTACAACCTTATATTTTTATTACTCATCCACTCCTTATCGTGTCCTGACAACTCACTAAGAAGGTCTACCCATTCTTGATACCTGCGCTGGCGTACTTTAGTTGTATTATTTCCCAGTGTCCAATTTATTGAATCATGATAATCAGTTAACTCATTTTTTACCATGTCATATATTTGTCCATCTAAAAGCATTGGTGTTGCACTGAAGTGCATTATTTGGTTTCCTGAATTTGCGTTGATTGTATATCCTTCTTTAAACAGCTTTTTTAATATTTTTAGTTGAGTTTGATGATCTTCTTCTGTCTCAGTTGGATAACCTATAATCATTAGAATGCTACTTGGTATTCTATACTGTTTTATTAAATCAAACGTATGCCACATATCTTCATCAGTAAACTTTTTACCCATATGCCAGCGAGGCTCTTGGCTAAAATGTTCTATTCCGATTTCCAAGTCTTTACAGTTTGATTTTTTAGCCAATTGGAAATCAGATTCTAGTGTAGTTTTTTTGTTTCTAACAATCCACTGACTTGACCATTGAATGTCGTCTATTATTTCTGACTGTATAAGTTTTGTAACGAAATCACGATATACTTTCATATTACCGTTAATAAGACTGTCAGTGAATCTAAATATTTTTCTACCATACATTTTATGTAAATAAATTATCTCATCAACAATTTGTTGACCAGTACGACTAACATATCTTGGCCATATATCACTGACATTACAAAACGTACATGACTTAACACAACCACGTGAACCTGTTATATACACTTCATTGTCGCCTTCATATGCTTCCCAATTAATATCACTGTAGTCAGGCAACGGAAGAGTAGTCATGTCAATCAACTGATACGTAACTGTTTGTTTTGTATTTAAATCGTTACCT